CGGATAATAAGTTGCACCTGATTTCCGCGCACTACCACCAAAGATTCCATGATCGTTCTCCCTTCTTTTTTTTTGCGGGCAGCGGAATTGCTACCCGTCATCCCTTTATTTTTGTTTCACCGGTTCAGGTCGTGGTGGTGATGCCATCAACCGGGTGCCGGGATCAATCGGCGTTTCCTTTGCCGGCAGGGGTTGGCTGATCTGTCAAAATCCCTGCACTACGCCAGTTCCGCTGGATCGGGTTTTGTTTCTGTTGCCAGGCGGATCGCTACCGCCCCGAGGCTTAGTCAGAGGTCAGCAGTCGCTGCTCCTTACAGAGCAACGACTTGGAGACATGCGCAGCACTCTGGTGAGCCGGCGCTCATCAGCTTTACCGCGCTGTGGGGAGGGAGCGTTAGCGCCCGATCCCCGACCTCCCAGCCTTGGTATGTCCAAAATACCATAGGGTGGTCGGTCGGGTTTTTAATCCCACAGTCTCTGGTCTGACCTTCAAATCGTTCGCCGATTTTCATGCCAATCCTCCAGGTTTGTTTTGCGGGCAGCGGAATTGCCGCCCGTTAATCCGCCGCCTGGTCGAGGGCAAGCGGGGTCATAACGTCACTCCATTTGCCCTCGCCCGGCGGTACTCCAATCCCGTCCATTCTGGGACGGGCGGCTCGTTATATCCAGAACGGATTTCCCCGTCTTGGAAGATGAGCTCGTCTGGGCACTCCCGCCCGACTGCCTCCGCCACCCGGCGGTACTCGACTATCGCCGGGTGGTCCAGGCCGACTGCCCACCACGGGCAGTCGCTTCTCAGGGAGTCATACGACTCCACGCGGGCGGATCTGCCCCGTGGAGTTGGCTCCCCGGACTCGGAGATCAGCCCCAGCAAAACTAGGGCTTCTCCTACTACGTTTCCTCTCTCGCGACACGCATGGCGTCTCGCGTTGATTTTTACTCTGGTTATGCCATCGCGGCGCGTGGACGCCGTGACGCGGTTGCCCCCCGTCGTCTGCCACCAGAAATCCCCGTCCGGGGAGATTCCGGCGAGGGGATAGTTGTTAAACAGAAAGAAACTGCCAGGAGTCTCAAGCTCTTGACAGATCGCTCCAACCTCTTCCACTGTTAAAGAAGTGATCAGTGTAACCTTCATATCGTTCTCCTTTCTTTTTTTTGCGGGCAGCGGGATTGCTGCCCTCTAGTTATTGTATAATGCAAGTGGTATGCCAAGAGATGCAAGCATTGCAAGATAATATGTAGATCGTTGCAGCGCTAGGGGAAGAAATGGTTTGTTAACTTATTTCGCCTAACTTGCAACTTATGTATTGACAATTTTTGTCACTTTTATTGACAATTTTTGTCGCTATTGACAATTTTTGTCAGTCGAGGTATACATGAGATATGACAAAACGCAAAGACGCACCTCCCCCCGCTACCGTCCCACGCTATAATGGCAAACACCCCGGTGGCCGGCCCCCTATCCACGGCACCCCCGACACCATGCAGCCCCTCATCGATAAGTATTTTGCCGATTGCGACGCCTGTACCCAAGCATATACCGTTACCGGCCTGGCTCTAGCGTTAGGGTTCTGCGACCGCGCCAGCCTGTATGACTACCGGGACAAGGAAGAGTTTTTTCACTCCGTAAGGAGTGCGTTGACCCGCGTGGAGTCGTTTGCCGAGCGTTTGCTTATGTCTGGCGGCAATGCGGCCGGGGCAATTTTTGCCTTAAAAAATCACGGCTGGCGCGATGATACCGGTGTACGGCATAGCGGCGAGATCAGTATATCCCAGGTGCAGCGCGACGCGGCCGTTGCGGCGGCGATGGCGATAAAAGACGACGATTAACACCAACAGTTATACTAGGATTTTGGAGCGGCAGCGGAAAAAGTGTTTTGCCGGGAATTCCGATGACTCGATCCTTGCGGCTGTAGATTAAAGCAAACGGTTAAATACTAGTAGTTTTGCTCCATGAGTATTGCCAGGAAAGCAGCCAAAAAGGGTCCGACGGCCGAAGATTACGCCTCGGCCCGGCTGTTGTCTTATGCTGCGTATCAATATCCCTCGTACCAGATCGGTCGGCATCACAAGCGCATTGCCGCCGAGATGGAGAGGGTAGAGCGTGGTGAGATTGACCGGCTTATCATCACCATGCCGCCACGGCATGGCAAATCCATGCTTGCCTCCGAGTTTTTCCCGGCCTGGTATCTCGGCCGAAACCCTGGTAAATACATAATTGCAGCCAGTTATGCACAGGAGCTGGCTGATGACTTTGGTCGCAAAGTGCGCAACCAGATGGCGTCTCCAGAGTTCGCTGCCGTATTCCCCTCGTGCAAACTGGCTGCTGACAGCGCAAGCGCCAAGCGTTTTGCGACGGCGGCCGGCGGCAGTTATTTTGCTGTAGGCGTAGGCGGCCCGGTCACCGGCCGTGGTGCACATATCCTGCTGATTGATGATCCGATCAAAAACCGCGAGGATGCGGACTCCGAGCTTTATCGCAAAAAGATGCGGGACTGGTACACATCCACGGCGTACACGCGTTTAATGCCCGGCGGGGCTGTAATTGTGGTGCAGACCCGCTGGCATGAGGCTGACCTGGCCGGCTGGCTATTGGCCGAGGGCAAGGATGACTGGACGGTACTCAACCTACCCGCCATCCAGGACGGCAAGGCTTTATGGCCTGAGCAATATCCGCTGGAGGCGTTACATCGCATCAAGTCCAGCATTGGCACTCGCGACTGGTCTGCGTTATACCAGCAAGAGCCCAGCCCGGATGACGGCGATTTTTTCCATCGCGATTGGTTCCGCGAGTACACCGAGTCGCCGGAGTATCTGCGGACGTATATAACGGCTGATTATGCTGTCACTGACGGTGACGGGGATTATACCGAGTTGGGCGTATGGGGTGTTGATCCCTATGACGACCTCTATGCGCTGGACTGGTGGAGTGGGCAAACGACGGCTGACGTGTGGATTGATAAACTGCTGGACCTCTGCAAGATTTACAGGCCGATGGACGTGATCGGGGAGAGTGGTCCGATACGGCGCAGTATTGAGCCGTTTTTGGGCAAGCGGATGGCCGAGCGGAGAGTGTACAGCCATCTGGTATGGCTGGCCAGTGTTCGCGACAAGGCGAGCCGGGCGAGAGCTTTCCAGGCGCGGGCGAGCATGGGTAAGGTATACCTGCCCAGGGGGACTTGGGCAGACGAGTTGTTGACGCAACTGTTACGGTTTCCTGCCGGCAAGTATGATGACAAGGTGGATGTGTGCAGTTTGATGGGCAGGCACCTGGACCGGACCTATGCCGCCAATGTGCCCGAGGAAAGGGCAACAAAAACCATGGCCGAGCGCGACTTTGATGTGATCACCGGTGCCGACCAGGTGAATGCAGGCACCTATCTGGACCGGGATGATATTCTTTTTGAGGATGGATACGGATGTGAGTATTGATGTGATGATAGCTCTGGGGTCTGTCCTTCTGGGTGCCGGCCTGATGGCTGGTGGCGTGCTATTAGGCGGCCTGATGGTATTCCGCACCAAGGCACCGCATCAACCATTTTTGGGCGGCCCTGTTGAGGGCGACAGCTACGTAAGCGACCCGGACCTGATTTACAGCGAGGACGCTGATCTGTTTGCCGGCCGCGACAAGCTGACGCCGAGTGAAAAAGCCGCCAAGCGGGCGGCGGCGCAGACATTTGGCGACCTGGATGAGGGGGCAATTTAATGCCTAAGATCATCTGCCGTGGTTGTGGTGGCATGTACCATGAGACGACCGAGCTATTCGACCCGACCACGATTACCAACGGCACCATGCTAAAGCTCACCCCGCCATATGATACTTATGGATGGTCTACGTTCCTACAGGATGCCAGTGTGGAACTTTCCGATCTATGTTGCCCGGAGTGTGGCGCGCCGTACCCGGATGATGATGGCCATGTGCGGTCGATGGATGGGCCGATTCCTGCGCCGCCGGTGCGAGTAGACCCGCGAACGGTGGCCATAGACGCTCTTATGGAAGAGTACGAGCCCTTGGTGCCGACCACTGGGTACGGACTAACAGATTCTGTGTGCACTTCTGACAGGAAGGATAACAGGACCCCCTGCCTGGCATGCGGCAAGAGAAGAGCCAGGCACAAACGCAAATCAAGAGGATGAGTATGAATATGAGTAAAGAGTCAACACCGGACGAATTGACTGAAAAGATCGCCAAACAAGATCTTGCTGCCGTGCCGGACAAGATGAAGAGGATTGAGGAGTTGATGGCGGAAGCGGAAAATGAGGAACGGAAGGCCGCTCTGACCGAACGGGACCACGCCAAGGCCCTAGATCATCCTATTCTCACCAATGCGACCATACCCACGTTCTGGACGAAGATTGACCATACCACCTACGTCATCCAGGCGGGTAACAGCGTGATTGTAAAAGATGCAACCACCGGCCACATGGTGCATTGCCCCGGCGTGCAGATCATCGCCCACCCGGACGGCACAGTAAAGCTATCATGCGTGATGTAAGCACATCGGAAGCCAAGCCGGCCATCCCCACCTACGAAAAAGAGTGGAGCATGTCCAACTTGCCCCCGGAAGGTCATCGGGATGTGGGTCAGTTCGCTTGGCAGCTTTTCCAGCAGGCGGAGGAGGACCGGGAACGGCAGGAAATCCCGGACCGTTTCCGCGAGTGCTACCGGCTGGCCAAGGGCATGATCTGGAACAACGGCATGCTGGGTGCCAAACAACAGAAGCGCACAGTGGTCAACCTTCTGATTGCCAATATTAACCGCACAGTGGCCAATCTTACCGCCAAGGCGCCCGTGGCCGAGGTGGTAAGTCTTGACGGCAGTCCGACCGAGGAAGAGGCTGCGCTAACCGGCTGGCAAAAAAAATGGTTCCAGTCAACCGAGCAACAGCATTTACTGACCGATTCCGTATCCAATATGGAATGGTACGGTAATACCGTTGAAAAATACGTCTACGACCGCTATAGCGTAACCCCAGGGACGGTTGTGCTTGACCCTTTCGCAGCTTTCCCTGCCCCTGGGAATTGGCCGGACTTCGGCAAGGCGCCTTTCTTCGCTCATGCCGCGCCCATGCCGGTGGCTCTGATTGAGCAGCGGTTCGGCCCCGGGGTTAAAATCGAGGCAGAGGAGACTTATGCCTTGGCCGGTACGGACCGGGAAGATTTTCGGCCGAAACCGAGCAGCATATCAATCAACCCAGGCTACGTGGAAAACAAGGATGTGCGCGGCGACCTTATGAATCAGCAGGCCCTGGTCATTGAGTTATGGGTCCAGGATCACAGTTACACCACAGTTGAAGAGCCCAAGGTCTACGATATTACCTCGTCCGAGCCAATCCGCATGGTCAAGGTCAAGAAATATAAGTACCCAGACCGGATTCGCTGCATCACCTTCACCAACAAGGGCAAGGTGGTGTTGGCTGACCGCAAGAACCCCAATATAAACTGGGCTATG